CACTACGACGCGAATAGTAGGTATTAAGAATCTACCTTTATTTGCAACAGTTATACACGCCCATCAGTGCGTTTCTACAAAGTATGGTAAAATAAAGACAGAGGATATACTGCAAACTTGAGCAATGAGGGTGGGCCTCCTCCTATGGCGCCTCGCGTCATACCTGCCCTCAGATGTACTCTGCGGCGTCACTGTGACCATTCCGGTGGCGCCTGCTGTCTTACAACGAGGAGATTTATGAGTCAAGTGACAGGATTGGAAGCAACCACCGGTATTCGTGCCGGAAATACAGTTGAAAGTTTACAGCCGAAGAGCATCTACGACGCGCTGCCTTCCGCAGCCGATCTAGACGCGTATGTGGCCGAAGTGTTGACCGCAGAGCCGACCGTATCGAATACGCCAGCCGAGAACCTTGAAGAGTTTCTGGATGAAGAGAACACCTTCGACGTCTCGCGTGCTGAGTTCAACGAGTTGCGCGATTCCTTCTTGCGATTTATTGATCGTATTGGGGAATATAACAAACGCGCCCCACACAAAATCTAACAGTTTACAAAAGCGCAGCCGTGATCTTTTGGTTACATAATCGTGCTGCTATGCCCGGGAACGGGCACTTTCTGAGGGCCCCTTGAACAAAGTAAAAATTGACAAGGGGCAACTTACCTACTTCCGCCGACTGGCGAGACAAAGCCCGCTGGAAGTACAGGCCTACCTGATTGGTGAGGTCGTCAATCCGGAACTGACCGTTGTCGATTCGTTTGAGTACACAAAGAAATACGGAACACAAACAGCCGGAGAGGTTTGCTGGTTTACAAGTGAGTACGAACGCGTAGCTAAAAAAGCTGAGGAGCGCGGGAAACGCATTGTTGGAGACATCCATAGCCACCCAGGACGCGCGTGTATTCTGTCCGACGCCGATTACAGCGCGTGTATCACTGCCGGTCACCGCATTGCGGGTATCTGCTCCGTGCGACCGGATGGCGGGACGACTGTAGCCTTTTGGGTTACAGATTGTGCGTTGATCTGTGAAATGGTATATGCGAAGAAAAAGGCAGCATAAGGCAGTTATTAACCGTCTGTTACGAGACGTGAGACTTGCCCCTCGATATGCAATGGCGCTTCAGATGATCGCCATGCAACAGGACAGCGAAGGGGACGAAGAGAAGAAGTTCTTCGCGGACGCGTACCTTGGGCTCTTCGGCGACAAGCCGAACCTGAAACGACCGGCGACGGATGATCCTCCGATGGAGGACGACCTGAGTCGCGCCGACGTACGGGCACAAGCCGTGGTGAAAGAGCACGTCAAAGAGTATCTAAAGAAGACAATAGTACCTCCAGAGGAGGAGGAGTCCTAATGTTGAATGTCACCTTAAATGACGCGAAGGATTTTTCGCGCGTATGGACTAATCGCGGTGTAGCCATCGTCCTTCAGGACGTCCACCTACAGTTCGCAGCCGATTTCGCCAATGTGGTTTTGAAGAGCTTCATTGAGACAGCCAAACAAGCGCAGCAGGCGCAGGTAGAAGCCGCCTTAAAGGCCAGCCTTCCGAAGATAACTCTATCAGGCGGAACAACCGAGCAACCACCTCCGGTGGTTCCGTACGCGGAGAGACTGTAATGAAATACCAACAGGGCTCCTTTACACTGCCCGCCGGACCTCCTTCGACATCACAACGAAAGTGGGACTACTCGGTAATGAATCAAGCGAAGTTTGTCGCCAAGTATGGTGAGCACTCCCCCGAGCCTTCCGTCCCAACAGCGCCCAGCAAGTAGGAGGTTGTCATCTATAAGATCATTGACAATCTGTATGTTGGCGGGGACGTTGACTACGAAAAGATAAAAGGAATGTCTGGATGGTCCGTACTGAGAGCCTGCAAAGAAGGCCCGGGCGGACACCGAGAGACAGCAGGATACAACACACTTGGTGCTCCGAAAGGACCGAAATACCTTTCCGCTAAAAAAGGGAACAGGTTGGCTTTGAACTTTATCGACCCAAACGACCCTAACTTTGTACCGAAGGAAATGGTACTTACAGGCATACGGTTCATTGACGACAGAATCGAGCATGGCGATAAGGTTCTGGTTGCCTGCAACCGAGGACATTCACGCGGCCCGGTAACTGCCTTGTTGTATCTGCGCGGTATCGGGGAACTACCTTACCACTTTGTAAAATCTGAGAGCATTTTTCGCGCCCTGTATCCGCAATACGTGCCGGGAGTTGGAATGCGCCAGTTTGCTCACACTCAATGGTCAGCATTTGAGAACGTATTACGAAAGGATCAGAATGGATAAGACTTTTGACGCAGCTCGTACCGCTCTAGGCGGCGGGGACGAAAAACCCAAGAAAGAAATCAGCCATATCGTTACCCGCAAGGCGACGAGCGGCGGACACATTCACGAACATCACCATACCCATCCAGAACATCACCCGAAAGAGGAGCACACGACTCGCGGCGATGATGAGATGGCGGAACACATGATGGCGAATATGGGAACCCCGAATCCGGGCGAAGCAGAGGCGGATGCAGGTACCCCAGATGCAGGTGCGGCACCAGCAGGAAGCGGGGCACCAGACCCGAATGCAAGTGCGTCGGCACCAGCAGCCGTGGCACCGGGCGGACCGTTGCCGGGAGCAGGAGCTTAATTATGGCAGAAGAAACAGTAAAACTAAATCACCCGACGAGCGATCATCGCGTCGTCATGCACCTGAAGGCTGGGGGCTTGCATCGCGCACTTCATGTTCCAGAGGGATCGAAGATTCCTCAAGACAAGTTGGACGCAGCGAAAAAGAGCACCAACCCGCATTTGAAGAAAATGGCCGACTTGGCCGCGACGATGGAGTCTTGGAAGCACTAAAGCCGTAACGACCGGCACCCATAAGGAGAGATATGGAGCTTGTCTACTTACGTGAGTTAGCCAAGAATTGCAGAACCAACCCAAATTACCAGTATAAGGACCTTCCGGAAGAACAGTTCAACTCGAACGCAGCGTTGAGTTTCAACCGGTTGACAGACGCTCACAAAGACAAGGTCATTACATCTTGGGTTGCAAGGATTACAGCCGCAGGTGAGACATTCAACATCGCTGAGTTGTTGGGGCTTCGATACCTTGCACAGACGAACCTGTTTTTCTTGTGTCACCTTCTAGAGAAGTATAACCAGACAACGATCAAGACTCACGAGGACATTTGCAACAAGTTCTTTGTGAGAAAAGAACCGCAGTACACTTCCTTTGAGAAATTCGCAAACCAGTATACCGACTTAAAAGATCGTATGCTGCTGGTTCCGCGTAATGGATTCAAGTCGTCTATCGACATGGCCGACTGCGTCCAGTGGATTATCTGCTGGCCTCCGATTACGATTCTGATTTTGACCGGTACATTGAAACTGGCAACGGACTTCGTCGGAGAGATCAGGCAGCACTTCACGCTGGAAGAAAACGGAATCCCGGACCCAAAGACAGGCAAGAGCGGCTTCAGTCCACGAAAGATGATGGACAAGGAGACCGGTGTCTGGACGGAAAGCATGTTCCAAGTTCTTTTCCCAGAACATTGCACGAACCCGGGAGACGGCATACAGACTGAGTTTCAAACTCCCGCTGGAGGAGACGACAAAGAGCCCACGATTCGGGCCGCGTCTATCGAGCAGGCATTGTCTGGTATGCACTTTGGAATCCTGAAGCTTGACGACGTTGTTACCAACAAGAACAGTCAGACTATCGGGCGACTGGAAACAGTCAACAAACAGATTAGTATCAACCGAGCCATGCTGAACCCGTATGGGTTTATGGATGTTATCGGTACTTGGTACGACGAGAAGGACTTCTACGGACGAACGATCAAGCAGGAAGAACAGTTCGCCGTCGAGGAAGGTCTCCAAGACAACATTCAAGGTTCCGTCGACAGTGGGAGATTCAATAGTCACGTATTCTTCAACGTATACTTACGTGCTGGATGGTGGTTGAACGACGCTGCCGTGAAGGCCGGTAAGATTGAGGCCGAAGCTAAGAAGTCTGATTTCGATATTTGGTTCCCGGAACGATTGTCGTAC